AAGTGCTGGAGCTAACGCGTAATTTTGTTTACGCATATTCAGAAGAGGATGTTGTTGCGCCCGGATTATTAGTAAAAATCGACGCCGCAATTGCAGCGGCAAAGGGGGAAGTATGAGCAATGAAAAAACACACTACCGTAAAGCGTTTAACTCGCCTTACCTTAGTAGCGCAGACATAGTTGGGCCGACAATTCTAACCGTGGCGCGAGTCACGCTTGAGATTGACCGGACAAAGAAAACCAAGGATCTATTTAACACTGCGCATTTTGTTGAAAAGGAATTGCGCCAAGGCGAGCCACTAAAGCCAATGATCCTCAACGCGCACAACAGCCGTGTTATGCGCGACCTGTGCGGTAGTCATTTTATTGATGACTGGTCTGGTGCAATTACCGTCTACGTTGAGCAGGGAATTAAGTTTGGCCGCGATACGGTAGAAGGTCTGCGCATTAGCCCGCAAAGACCAAGCCTACAACGCCTTGAGCTTGTGCCAGCCAGCGAGAAGGCATGGAACAACGCTATTGCAGCCTACAAGCGCGACGGCCACCTAAATGCCGTGCTATCCAGGATGTTTATCAGCGACGAAAACCAAGCGCTAATAATCGAGCAGGCTGGTGCGTAATGAGATTCCATGATGTAAAGCAAAATGATGATTTATGGGATTCGCTTCGCTGCGGGCGAATCACATCAAGCAAGCTTGGAATTGTCATGGCTAATTTTGGCAAAGCGTTTGGAGAGCCAGCCAAAAAATATGCCATTGAAATTGCGACCGAGCAAATCACAGGAAGGAAAACAACTGGCGGCTATAGAAATGAGGATATGGATCGCGGCCATGTAGAAGAGCCTCTGGCGATCATGCGCTACAGCGAGGAATACTTTTGCGATGTGCTTAACGGTGGATTCTATGAGGATGGCGATATAGGCGGCTCACCCGATGGTCGTGTTGCCGGTGGCGGTCTGATAGAGGTTAAATCAGCCATCCCATCAATCCACTATGAGCGCATAAGGAAAAAGTCATGCGATTCATCAACCTACCTTTGGCAGATGATTGGAAACATGAAAATAGCCAAAGAGGACTGGATTGATTTTATCAGCTATTGCGATTCGTTCCCCGATGATAAAAAGATTTTTGTTGTTAAGTATTGCGCCGACAAGTTCAAAAGCGAATACCAAATGATTGATGATCGAGTAGGCGAATTCCGCGAGCTTATTAAGCAGTCAAAAGAAATCATTCTAAATAGTAGCTATAGCATTATTCACTAATACGAAACCAAGCTAAGGAGCAAATGAGATGAGCGAAAGCAAAGTATTAGTCTTAACTGAAGAAATTACAGAGGACAAGTGGCCGGAGATTTACGGTGTCGGCAAGGTCAATGATTACTATGAGCAAGCAAGGGCAGAAGCATTAAGCGAGGTTCCCGATTTAACCACTGTCAAGGGGCGCGAGGCGATAGCATCGAATGCGCACAAGGTATCAAGGTCAAAAACCTTTGTTGAAAAGCCCGGTCGAGCATACCTCAAATACATCAAGGAAACAAAGTGCGCTGCCATTGAAAAAGAGCTGCGCGAGTTCGTTGATAAAATGGATGCGCTGCGCGATGAGGTGCGCAAGCCATTGAACGATTGGGATGCCGAGCAAGCAAGAATTAAGGCAGAAAAAGAAGCTGCTGAAGCAGAAGCCGAGCGCATTCGCCTTGCCGAAATTGCAGCGCGTGAATTGCAGGAACAGGTTGACCGCGATCATGAGCTGGCAATCTACTTGTATGCCGATTACCTGCGCGAAAAAGAGGCCGCGAGAATTGCAATTCATGAGCAAAATATTCGCTGGTTTAATTTAAGACTGGAAAACACAGACCTTGATTTGCACGAATTAAAATCAACAATTGAATCCGTGAAAAACAAAATTGTTGATGCCTCATATGAAGAGTTTGAGGAGCGAGCACAAAAAGTTAAAGAATCAGTTTTGCGTTCGCTTGGAATTGCCCTTGAAGATAAGCAAGAGCGCGAAGCGCATGCGCAGAAAGAACGCGAGGAACAAATCGCCAAGGAAGCTGCCGAGAATGCCCGCATCGCAGCCGAACAAGCCGCAGCCGCCGAAGTTGAGCGAGCCAAGCGCGAGAAAGCCGAAGCGGAAGCCGCCGCCAAAGCAGCACAGGAGCGCGCAGAGCGTGAAAAGCAAGAGGCTATTGAAGCCGAGCGCCAACGTGTAGCAGCGGTACAGGCAGAATTAAATGCCGAAGCAGCGCGCCGCGAGAAAGACACCGCAAACAAAAAGCGCGTGAACAATGAAATATTGGCTGACCTTGCTACTGCAGGACTGGATGATGCAACCGCTAAACTGGTTATCACTGCCATGGCGAAGGGCTTGGTTCGCAACGTTAAGATAAGCTACTAATCATGCCCGAAAAATACTCAGACGAACAATACAAAAAAGCTTTTGCGCTAATAAAAGAGCGCGAGAGCTTGATTGCTGAAGTGGCAAAGTTAAGCGGTGTAATTGATTCGCTAACCAAGCTGCGTGAGGCAACAAGGACAAGAGCAAGGCGTCTAAAAAGCGCCGCTATTGCCCATGAATTAGGCGTGTCACAAAGTTGGGTTGAAAAGATATCAGAGCGGAGGATTGAAAGATGAAACGACTACAGGTAGGCGATGAGTGCTATGTGAGAAGCGGTTTGGATGGAAAAATATACCGCTGTATTTTTGGAATAAACTCTAGCGGGGTTCCAGATCCATGCAGTGCAAAAGTGGCAGGAGTCTCCATGTCATTCGTGATAAAAAATGGCAGAAGAATTCACAGAATCGTGTACCCATACCCAATAATCAAGCAGCTTGCTAAGTAACATTAACCCAACTTAACAATTAGCTTACCCTCATTAACAAATGCCGGATTTATAATGAGTCATCAATAACACAATGGGAAGGAAATGAAAATAGGATCAGCAAAAACACTAATGGCGTGGTGCAAGCAGGCTCCACATGTGCGCGAGCGTATCGTTTGGGATGATATGCCAGATAATCAAAAAGATTCTGCTGTAGTAGCTTTCTTGCTTGATCTTGGAACGCCTCACACCATCACAATGGCTAACAGGCTAAACCTGAAAACCTGCGCTCAAAACGTAAAGGAAAGCGCGCTACGAAATACCGAGTATGAGCTTCAATACTTGGTTAGACAGTATAACGATATGCTTGATTTGCAAGATGCCGAGATATCAGCCGAACGCGAGCCAAGCTACTGCAAAAAAACATTTAACAAAATCTTTGGAACTAACCAAGATATGTACGACGCCGGACACAAACCAAGCGATTTTTGCTAAGGGGTAAATCATGGAACACTATCACGATGTAATTGGCTTTCTAGGTTTTTTTGTTGCCGTAGTTTTTTTAATGCGCATTTGTAACTCAATCGATAAAAAGCTAAAAAACAGAGCGGCAAGAAAGCGCGGCTTTGCAAACTTAAAAGTCGGCAGTGTAATCAAAAACAAAATCCCAGAGCCGGAAATGCCATAAATACCGATTTGGGGCAATGCGATAGTTGAGAGCCGCGAGACCGGAAAGCGTCTACCAGTGTGCATAGATACTACTGGCATGTGGTACTTGGGCGGAGAAGAAACTGTGCCTTTTCGGCTTTCTAATCGCGAGTGGTTTATTGTTGATAAGAGATAGCGCCGCTATAAACGGTGCCAGTACGAAAATAAATAATGCGGAGTTCTAGCCGCATCCGTTTGATGACTTTGTTATGTGTTCGGGGGCAGTAATGGGGCACGGATATTATGTTTTAGATGCGATTAAAGACTACGAAGCTCGGTGTGCTGAGTTTTCAGATAAGTGCGCACAGGTTCTGAATGGAGAGGTTAAGGCGTACTACACGCGGCATAAAATAACTGATTCATTTTGGTTACTTGCCGCTTTTTGTAAAACTGGCGATGCCTATTTAGATTGCACCATTTGGCGCGGCAGCTATAAAGGAAAGGCGCAAGGGAAGCGTGTTGGTAAGATGCCCTTAGCTGACGCAGTAATAGCATTCCCTGAGCTGAAAAAAGCGAATTGGCTCGACCATTGGCCGGAACTCGAAAACACATAACGCCAAGCACAACGGCGGCTGACGTTGCTAGAACAGTGCGAGCCGCTAATTCCGTCCAGTTGATGTGACTTGTTAGGCTGGCTTTTAATGGAGGTTTAATACCGTGCAAGATGAAATAGTTAAGGCAATGTTTGCTGCGCCAGAATCAATTCCTGATTTTGTTGTTGGGCAAACAGTGCGCGTAATTTCCAGAATTGATGTGAATATGCCGAGAGAGCTTAGCTACTGGCTAAATACAAAATGTACTGTTTTACAAGTTGTGCCAAGAGGATTTTTTAACCGTGAATGGTGTTACCAATTGCGCCACCCTAATGGGCAGTATTGCGAATTTAAAGCTTGCGAGCTAGATATGCGGTACAAACGCCGCAAGGCAGCCTAACGCCGAGTTCAGCCCGTGGCTGTATGAGGGTAATTAAATAGCTAGATGGTAATTCCATCGGCTGCAACTTTTTGTTATGTGGGGGTTTATGTGACTAACCAAGAAAAAGCTGCACTTAATGAAGTGCTTGATTTGATTGATGAATGGCAAAATGCTGGTCGAACTGGCTTTTGCTTGCCAGTAATTAGAGGTGGTTTGCTTTCCTCACTGGAAGAATTAGCGGATGAGCGAAGGCGAGACAAATGCACAATTTGTAACTCAACTGGGAAAATTGAATATGGTGATTCTTGCTGTCATTGCAGGCCACTGGCAGACACATAACGCCGAGATTTGCGGCGGCTGGGAGTAAACGAACTGGGCGGCGATGTAAATTCCGTCCGCAAGATTGACTTGTTACATTTACTTTTAACTACGGAGTAGAACATGAATTTAGTAATAGGCGGTAAGTACAACTGGCGACACCAAAAAGAGCGCCTTGTTTATTTAGGCAAAGCACTTTCAAACGGCTGGTGGCATCAATTCGCACTTGTAGACTCGCCAAATAAGGTTTGGTGCGAAGTGCGTGAAGCAGACTTGGAACACTTTGAAGAAACGAGCGAGTGAATGTAACGCCGTTATAAGCGTGCGCCACACGGTGGGCACTACAGCGCGGATTGGTGATGCGTCCGCTTCATTACCTTGTTAGAATTTTGATGGAAGACTAAAAATGAGTTTAGATGTTTACTTAAAGAAAATACAGCTTACAACAATTTATAGCGAAAACATAACTCACAACTTAAATACGATGGCAGAAAAAGCAGGTATTTATAAAGAACTATGGCGACCCGATGAAATTGGTATAACTAAAGCGGATCAGTTAATTGCACCGCTAAAAGCAGGGCTGGCAGAACTAAGATCAAAGCCAGAATTTTACAAAGGGTTTAATCCAATCAATGGTTGGGGTGATTACGAAGGGTTATGCGGATTCGTTGAGAATTACTTGAACGAATGCATAGAAAACCCTGATGCAGAAGTACACGTTAGCCGATAAATTCTAACGCCGAGATTTGCGGCGGCTGTAGGTGGTAGAAAAGAACTGGACGCTAATTCCGTCCGCAACATTGACTTGTTACATTTGCATAGCGATTTAATTTAGGAGAAATAACTTGGACAATTTAACGCTTAACGAATTTTTAAAAATACTTGCAAATGCTGATGGTGGAGACGCTATTGAATTAGTTAGCCAGTTTCAATCTGGGGCGCTGTGTGTAGAAGGCATTAGTGCATTAGATTTTGATGACGAAGATTAGCCAGTGAATGTAACGCCGTTATAAACGGTGCGCAGTAGATAGTAATTAAAAACGCGGTTTAACCCGCATCCGTTTGATGACTTTGTTATGACCAATTGGCCGAAGCTGCGATGTCGCCGTTAAGAAATAATAGCAGCATTATTTGGAGATAATTATGCAAGAAGACAATATAGACTCATGGAGAGTAAAATCTCCTCGTTTTTGTGGCACCCATACCACCGACAAGGAGGTGGCAGATTATTGGATGGAGCAAGGCGAGGCATACCCGCTTTATAAAAGGCCAGAATTGCCAAAAGCAAGAGGCGTTATAGTTGACCATGAATCACCCGGTAAAACCGGAGTTCTGATAGTGTTTGAAAGGCAGCTAACCAATTCGGAATTGCAGCTACTGCACGACTTTCTAAGTGCGCAGTCATAACGCCGAGATTTGCGGCGGCTGGGAGTAAAAGAATTGGGCGAAGATTTAAATTCCGTCCGCAAGATTGACTTGTTATATTTATTGATGGAGGGTTCTATGACAGAAAAAACACCAAAACAAAAAGCAATGGAATTACTAAAGCCACCGTTTAAGTTCACACACGGCTACATTTTTGACAGCGCCGAGCAACAAAATAAAGTTGCTGATGAGGGCGATTTGTGGTTGGAACAATTGCGCGGCTTCGCGGGTGGGGCAGGCTCGGATATTTACCGGACGGTGCAGAAATTCAGGATGCGATAGGCGAAATTATTGCCGAAGCGCTTAACGATTATTTTGCAAAATCTGAATGAATATAACGCTGAGCGCAAACGCGCACAGCACAATGCAGCTATGAACTGATATTTAGCATGCGTCGTTTGGCGCGACTTGTTATGTGAGGATTTATGAATATTTTTGATATGCCTAAGCGTAAAGTTCAGCCAGGAGATGGCGACCTTTGCAAAAAGTGCGAAAACATGAAGGGCGGCTGCAAGTGGGCATTTACTGCCGAGCTTACTGAGCAAGGGAAAAAAGGTGATGTTTTTATTTCTCTTTGCTCAAAGTACGAGCCGCGCAATACATAACGCCAAGTTCAGCGGTGCCAGCACCGAAACAACCACAAGGCGCGACCTACGCAGCATCCGCTGCAATGCCTTGTTATGCAAACAACTACGATACGGAGTAAAGATTATGTGTAACTGTAGAACTGAAATTACAGAAGAACTTATTGATAGATTTAAAAAGAACGCGCCTACCGCTCAAGATATTTCGATAGAAATTAATGGATACGCACTTATTTTTGGAGACACTCTTAGCAGTAAACCTTTTTTACCGATTGAAGGAACTTACAAGCTCCCTAACAAAAATGGTGAACTTAAAGCCAAGAAGCTGAAAGATTATCTTGTTGCGAGTTTCTGCCCGTTCTGTGGTGTTTCGTTAAAAGAAAAGCCCGCCGAAGCGGCAGCATAACGCCAATGTTCAGCGGTGCCAAATTTAAACCAACTACAAGGCGAGATATAGCAGCATCCGCGCTGGAACGCCTTGTTATGACCAATTAATACGGAGTGAAGATTATGAAAGTTTTGCGGTTTTTATTTTGGTTGGCAAAAATCAGGGTGTGATCGGGCTGCAACTTCGGCTTGAAGTCCGCTAATCATCCAAAGCGCCTTTTTCTGAGCTTCGATTAAACGGTAATAATCTGATCCGTTAATTTCTGCAAATCCGGCGCTGGTTGCATTAGATCCTGCGGCGCTGGTGGTGGCACTGGGCACCGGGCAGGCTGATTTGATGCGCACCCGAGGCACGCAAGACTTATCAGCGATGCAAGCGTGTAGCTTTTCCAGTTCTTTCTCATCATTCTTTGCCCTTAGTTGTGATTCAATTGCGCGCTGATTTGCTTCAGTTGTCTTTTTGCGTTCTGCCGCTATCAGCGCTTCCCCCGCTTCGATTTCAGCTTGTTTAGCCTCAATCTCTACCGCTAACCGCCCATTAGCCTGAGCCTGCTTGCAAAAGCCATAGGAGGCCAATGCAAGCGATACAGTTAAAGCTCCTACAGTGATCAATAGCGGCTTAATTAGCATAGACCCACCGAAGTCAGTCCGGATGATGTTAGGCCGATTGATGTGAGACCGACTGAGGTTAGTCCTCGACCGGTAGCGGTGCCATCCTCTTGAATGGTTAGCTCAAAGTAGTACATTTTGCCATCTGTCGCCCTCAACCAAGCATCAAAAGTTCCGCCATTTGCAATAGGATCCCATGATGTATCAGGATTAATCACCAGTCCATCTATTGGCGCTGGATCGTAATAAAGCACCGAGCCATCTACTGTGTGCCCAGCATCGTTGAAAATGTAGCCGAAGTATCGGTCGTTATCGATTATCGCGCCACTGAATGTCTGCTTAACCCATCCAGCAGGGTAAGTTACGGTTTCAGATCCTGATGCTGATTCTGCTGAGTAATTAAACGTGAATTGGGTAGAAACAGGCAGCTCAGGATAATCGCCAGCCTCCGTCCAGTTGCTCAAATTGAATATTGGGGCATTAGTTGTGCCAGTTATTCCCGATACGGTCATACCGGTTTGATCTGTGGTGATTGACGTAATCGCGCCGGTAAAGCCGCCCAATACGGCGGGAATACCAGCCTCGCCAACCTCTATGTCGTTTCCACCGTTTATCGATGCTACAGACTGCGCTGCAGTGTATTCCACCTCAATGGCGCGCATACGGCCAGAGCCGCGAACCACCCCTCCGCCATACCATGTCGTATTTGCGTTAGCTTCGGTGAAATTTATTCTCGTTACGCCGTTAACTTTGCAAATTAAGCGCACGTTGCCCGTGGATGGGTCGCCGACCCTAAACTCAACCTCTACCACTTCTCCCGCGGTAGATGATGTAGCCACCGTTGATCCTTTCTGCGCTCCCAACACCCCACCCGTTGTCATCGCAAACAGCCGAGCACCAACCGAACTATTAACTATAAATTGATAACCTACACCTGAAGCGCTGCATATAACAACGCCCTGCGACTCGCTTCCGTAAACATCAAGCGTCATTCTTGCGTAAAAAACAGTCCCGGCAAGCTGCGTTGAATTTATCCAGATGCAGTTGCTGCTGTTTGTCCCTAAGAAATATTTTGGCGTGGCAGAAGCAACACGAAGCGCGTTTGCTATTTGTGTCCAGCCTGTCAAATTGTCAGGAGGTGCGCCAATAACGTAAGGATCAGTTACAGTTAGATCATTAGCGACTACATTTAATATCGGCATATCAAGTCACCAAAGTTGAGATAATTTCATGACCACGGAATCCGGCGTTAGCAGCTAAATCAGCTGCATCCAAGCTTCCATCAGGATTAAGCGCAGTAACTTTGACGTTAGTAGTGCCGAAGTCCTCACCGCCAGCTGTATTAGAGTAAAAATTAACATTGGTTGACTTCCAGATAGTCCCCGCCGCTTTCATTTTCTCACCGCCTACGCCATTACTAAAACTTGCCACAGGAACAGTGGTTCCGCCGATAATAGTGTTTTTCTGTGCGAATTGATTCGTCCCTTTGTAGTTAGGCGCTCCGCCGTTTTGATTCCAAATTAAAGGGGCAAAGCTTGAGTTGCCAGTGTAGTCAAGATAATTGTACTCAAAAACCTGCTTATCTGCGTACTGAGACGTTTGGTTTGCGTAGTTAAAAAACCCGTTGTTTGTAACCCCATCAACTGTGCAAAAGCGCGTACATATGTTGCTTGTTGCATCCTTAAAGTTGATAAACATTCCGACATATCTGTCAGTTCCAGATATGTTTTGAGGCGGCATATCGAGCGCGTCACCTACGCAATTATTTACTGTAACATTGCTACAGGTAAACGTGATCAGCATTGGCGATAGGCAGCTAGAATCAATCGAACAGTTTCTCATAACGATATCGGTATGAGGTGTCGCACCACCAACACTCCAAAAGGCAATCATTGCTGGGTTGTCTTGTGTGCTTATATCGCCTGTAGGTATGTCTTGTCCACTGCAATCAATGTACGTTGTTCTGTGCGTTCGCGTAGTCCACTGCATAAGCTTTACGTTTGCAGTTGCAGCCCTTCCACCTTTGAAATTAACTCCATCGAAATACATGTCGTCGCGGCCACCAGTAAAATGACCATCATCGCAGACAAAGTTTGCGCCATCCTCAAGTATGTAAGTTGCACCATTTGTGCTTGTGATGCTTGCGTTATTGCCTGGAGTGCCGTTATGGATTGCGTAGTCGCCAGCAGCAAAGTGGAACAAGAAGTTATTAGCCGATGCCAAGTTATGGAACTGGGCGTAAGTTTTAAACGGGTCTGCAAAAGAGCCATCACCAGTTTCATCTGGTGCGGATGCGTCACCAAATTTCCACTTGGTGTCGTCACAGGTAACCGTCAGGAAAAACAAAAATGTGTCTCCCGCGCTATCTTCACGCCGAAACACGAAGTTACCTACCTCGCCCTGTGTTGCGTTAGGCCATGTGAGTTTTCCAAAATTCGACGGCTGAGTATACTTATAGTACCCAGAAAGCCCAGCTACAGCAGTGCGGGTGAATTCCTGTGTTTTTCCGCCAGATCCCAAATACGCGGAGGCTGGAGAGCTTATCAGCGTGTCTCGGAATGGTGGCTGACCAAATGCAGTTTCAAAGTAAATACTGTAATCGTAATGAGTATTTGCCCAAAAGCATCTTGCCATCGGGTCGGCAGCGCTAGTTAGCGGATAGGCAGCTACAAGCGGATACTTTTGATCTAGCTGATAAATGCTGGCAGTTTTCCATCTATTGTCTGGATTCACCGGATAGTAATTAGGATCAAGAAGTCCGGTTGCTGGATTGCGCGGGGCAAGGATTAATCCGGTTGTCATCAGTTAAGCTCCTGTGCGCGGGCGAGGCGGGCTTTGCGATCATCCAAGCCCTTTATTCCGCCGTTTATGATTCGCGTCTGTGCCTCAAAATTAGGCGCCTTTCCGCACTTGTTTTTAACCCAAAACCAAACTGCCACGCGTGCGGCGCAATCAATTCCGCTTATCATGTCGGGATTATCCATGCACCGAATTCCAAGCGCTTCTTGTGCTGCTTGGTAGTTTGATTTGCCGGTCAGCTGGATAATTCCGCGCCCACGATATTTCCACCCCTCTCCAGATTCCGGCGATCCGTTGCCCATGCGATTGGCGTATACATAATTACCAATTAACTCAGGATTGCGGGCGATTTTAACGGCCAATTCATTGGGCGATTTGTCCGCCATTGCGAACCGGTTTGGCCATGTGCGCGCCAAGCCTTCAGCGCTGTAATTCAGGTTTTCAATCAACCGACGAAAGCCGCCAGACTCATGCGCGCATTGGGCGCAAAATTCTGCAATCTCTTTGGGGTCGGTGATTCCGTTCTCTGGCAATAGTTTTGACAGCGGCAAATAAACCGCTTGAGCGCCTGCAGTGGATTCTGTTTTATCGCATACTGCAAAAAGGATTTTTTTCAGTTGCTCACTCACTCTTCGCACCTGTTTTTCTGATTGCGGCTTTATCAACTAAGTAGCCGGTTGTGACTGCAGCTAGAACAAGCCCTGCGATGATTTGGAGTGTATCTGCTGCGATGCGCACGATATCAACTTGATCGCGCCCGCTTGATGCTAAAACCGATGCGGTTATCACGCCACCAAGCCCAAGCATGACGCCACACAATACTGTTACAGCAAGCGCAAGGCCGAACCGTTTAACGCTCGGGCGCCCGCTTTGCGAATCCTCAACGAAGTCACCAAGCCATAGAATGAATTGCTCAGCCTTCTCTCTCATCAGTTGCCCGCCTTTTGTGGTTAGCTTCGCGTTGTGCGGCTTCAAGCTGGAGTTGCAAGATTTTTGTTTCTAAGTCGAGCTTCTTTGTGTTTTTCCGCCAATACTGGATCATGACAATTGACAGGATTCCGCCAACAAGCGACACGCCCTTGCCTATGTCATCTGGGATCATCCCAACAAACGATGCAAAGCCGCTAGCGACCGTCCCCAGTGCTGTCGCGCCCGCAACCTTTGCGCTTGCAGCGGCGTCGATTAAACGACTCAACGGCGCAAAGTCCGATAAGGAGCGCGGAACCAAGTAGGCACACGCTTATTATTATTACCGTCATCATCTGTTCCAACCATTGCCGCTCCGAATATTCCCGCCAGCCCAATTATAGCAAGCTCAGCAATGTAAGCAGTCAGCTGTAATGTTGTGTAATGTACTGCGGCGAAAATTTCGGCACGTAAACCCCAATTTGCGGCTATGTAGCAGTTTGTCGCTATCAATCCAAGCTCAATAAGCGCTATTGCATAAGAGTAAATGCTACGCGATAGGCTCATCATGACGATGATCAACGCAAAAGACCTGTAAGCATTCTCGCGCAAATTTGCCAGCTCTGTATAAGCCCCGTCGTAGTAAACTGGGAAATTAAAGCACAGCAAAATAGCCAGCAATGCGATCGCAATACGTATCAACATAAATTTACTTCGGTTTTTTTACAGTTGGCTTGGCGGTTGGTGATGATTTTTGCGGCTTTACTGGTTTTGATTTAGTGGCCATTTGACAACCCTCTGAACTGTGCTAACGTTAATTTGCAGTCTTGGAAACCTGCGCCCTTTGCCCGTTAATTCGGGCTTTTTTCTAAGTCTAGGCATTGCGACAAAAACCAAACAGTTTGCGGCGATGCTCTAAAATTTTGCTTTTTCAAAAGTCCGGTCGCTTCAATTACCAGCTCGCTGCAAAACCATTTTTTCTTTTCTTGCAGCTCACCCTTACGAACAGCCAGGCCTATTATGCCGCGCCAGTCGTATTTTGTCCCAACTTGTGCGCGGGCAAAATCAATGGCTTTTTGCTTATCCTTGCAATCGATGTAAGTAATGCAAAAATCGGAATGCTTCTTTTTCCATTCCTCGATTGGGGTTCGTATGCACCCAGTCATCAATTGGGTGTCGATCACATAATCACCATCGATTATGCCGACGTGAGACCAGCGCGAAACAGTAAACAGCTTTATTGCGATGCTAGCCGGAAGCCAGTCGCTCGCAAAAACAATGGGCAGCTTATCCATTGGGTATCTCGCTTGGTGACGCATAACCTTTTCCGCCATTCTGCGCCAGTTCGTGGGCGGTTGGAACAAGAGGCAGACCATAAGCGATGCGCGCTTCTTTGATCACTTCATTCGAGTAAACAGGGTCACCAATGATTTCATCAGCTCGACCGGCACCGATAAATCCAGCGGCCTCTAGCCCCTGAGTTTCTGCAACCGTGCGCGGATCATCCAAAAATATGTGACTAGCCCATCCAAGGCGGCGAAGCATGTGAGTAGCAGTTGCAGCGGTAGCGCCTGAGCCTTGCGCGGCCAATTCAATAGCGCCAACTTCTGGAGCGGTGAAACAGCTTGAGTATGCAAGCACTGTGATGATGCGGCCAAAGGTCGTGGGTGGCGTTGGCGCTGGGGGTGGATTCTCCCACACAGCACCCAAATCAGTCTCTACATAGCTCATATTAAGTCACGTCCTGAAATGCCAAATAAGTGGTAAATTTGCCTGTTTCGGTCAAGCTTGATGCGTACTGAATACGCTTTGAGTTGGTGTATTTTATGCTTGGTAAAAATGCAGGGTTTGATTGCCCTGTTGCGCCAGCCAACACACACCCAGTTGTTGAAGCCGCAATTGATGCGCTCGTTCTGTCAAAAATAACAGTGCCATCAATTGTAATGACAACTCTAATTGTTCGCGCAGTTGCATCGGTTGTTGCAATGGAAAATTGGCTTATCTCACCTGCGCTTCCTGATTCGTTTATCAAATCAACAAGCGTATTAGCAGTCAAGGCGCCAGACGTTGATGCTGTTGCAGTGGCGACGCTATTGATTGCGGTTCCAGCCCAGCCTGCCACATTAAAGACATTGTATAGGCGCTTTGTTGCGCTCATTGACGATGCGCCGCCAAATATATTTCTTGAGTCAATCATTATCCAATTCTCCAGCCGTTTGAGCCGTTGCTGATGAATTTCAGCACTTCAATGTGT